CATATATGACAGCAGCCATCTTTCCGACGTTGAAGTCCATACCCACATACAGCCTTTCTCCCTCAGCAATCTTCTCTTTGCTGTGACAGCGGCCTCGGTCAAATGAGGAGAAGACTGTACCGCTGGTTAGGTTTACAAAACGCCCTTCAATATACGCATCTGCCAAGGCTTCTGGGTAGCTTTCTCGCAAGCTGTCTATGTAGCCCTCTGGCAGATAGGGATTGCTGTAACTAGGTGCTTGTACAATCCCGTGTTCGTCTGTTGCTTTCTGCACCCATCGCCAGTGGGCAAACCTAAATCCCTCTGGCGTGGTGTAAGCCGATGCTTGGTTAAAGGGGTCTTTGATGCCGCTCGGTTGTTGTCTGTTACGAGCGATGATCTTGTTCCAAGCATCCTTTGCGTGTTCTGTCTTTAGCGTGTCCAGTTCGTCTACGTGCGCTGTGTACGACTCGTAACCGACGATGCGCTCTGGGTTGTCTAACGTACGCAGGATGAAATCCCCCCACCCTGTCGCTGACGTGTAAATCGCGTTGTCCTGTCGGTTGTATCTGTGTTCGATACCGTGGTTTGCCAGCTTCTCTTGCAACCTTGCTGCCACTATCAATCGTACTAGATCGAATGTTGGCGCATAGATCGCTATCAGTGATTCGCTGCTCTGGCAGGCATCTATCATCGCTGCTGCCACTAGCGCCTCTGATTTTCCGGCACCGTAGCCAGCACAGAAAAGCCTGTAGCGTTTATCGAGTGTCAGGAAGTCTGCCTGCGGCTTAGTCGCCTTGATGTTGAGTTGCAAGGCTACTGCTCATCAGTATCAGCTTCGCCTACTACCTCGATCTTGACACGATCGACACCGGACATACTGCCGTCGGTGGACTTGTTATCAACCTCAGCCTTATCGTGCCAGTTGAATCGATTGGCAAAGTACAGCTTAACCAGAGGTGCGTTGACCTCTCGGCTGTACATCATGCTCTGAAGTTCTTTCTCCCAGTAAGCCTGAGATGCCTCTTGCCCCCGCGACAATGCGTCCGAAAAGACCTCGTGTTCTTCTGCCCACTTGTACACAGTAGAACGACTAACGCGCTTACTAGCGGCGAATTGAGTCACACTTTGTCCACTAGCCAGTGCTTCGTATACTGCATCTGGCATATCGTCTGTATACTTTGTTGGTCGGCCTCCAGCCATCTCAGCCTCCGGCTTTCAGAGCCTTACACACTCGGGCTCTAACGTAATTACATACTGCTTGCCGTGCAAGAACGCCTCTAGTGTGATTGGCCTGCCTTCGCGCTCCGGCGCTACATCGCATACCGTGATGACATTCTTGCCCGAATCTAGTTCCATATGCGAGCAAGTCGTACTGTCTTGACTACAAGCAGCGAGTGCTGCGGCTAACAAAATCTCTGCCATATCGACTTACTCTTTAGCCATTCCTCACTAATATTGTAACCCATTTTTTTACTAACCTCAATACCCTAGACTACATCCGACTAAATTGGTCAGACCAATACTGACTTCTTTCGCACTTGCAGTGCTACGAGAGGACACTTTACAAGTCTCTTGACAAGCATGTTATAATACCTATCTATATATGTTAGATATACTGTTAGATAGATTGTTAGATACTGTTAGATAGTATTGTTAGATATAATGTTAGATAGACAGATAACTGTTAGATACGCACAGCCGAACACTCGTCTCACTGCTTAGTCAAAAAAAGTTGTAGACAGGTGTTGACACATCTGGTTAGTCCATACTCTACTCAACGGTTAAGGAAACACAGACAGACAGCAGGAGACAACGACATGAACTACATCATCAGCAGCAACGACTACAGCATCAACTGCAAGCAGATCGACAGCAACAACTACGAAATCTACAACATGGAAGGCAAAAAGATCGCAGACGCTGCTAGTAACGAGATTCCTGAGAACTGGATTGGAGCCATCAACTTCTTGCAGAAAGAGCAAGCAGCAGTAGAGGTAAACCTTGAAGACGGAGTGATGGTGGCAGAGGCTTAAGGCCTCTGTCCCTCTCTAGGAGGTAACATGGATATTCACGACAAGAACATCAAACCAGCCATAAAGGCTCAGTACATCATTGACAACTACAGTGGTTTACTGAACAAATCTACTCGAAACAAACTACACTCTTGGCCTGACTGGCTTTCTGTTGATCCTTGGCATGGAGAAAAAATCATACAATCTGTAGCCAGATCACTTGTTTACAAAAAAGCGATACAAGAGGCGATGACGGGTTAAGCGGTAGGGGTGCCCTGCCCTTGCCCCGATCGTTCAACACAGAGAAACACAGAGCGTCTCAGAGGCATTTACGATGTTAGAGAAGACCCTTATCACCATCCTAGCCATACTTTCCTTGGCCATACTGTCTTGGATCAGCCACGACCTGTACGATCACGAGAGCGAGCAACAGGCTCGCTACTGTGAGATGGTCAGTGCTTGGCAAGACTCTGACGGTGAGATAGGTTGGCCTGACTACAACGGTAACTACGACGAGGTGTGCAAGTGAACTACACAGCACTAGACGATATCGACTTTGACTCGCACGATCTCGGGGCACTGCCAGCGGACGTAGAGCAGCAAGTTGTTGACGAGGTTCGCCGGGTGCTTGACACGGGCTCGGCCCGAAACTGGCTAGACTTGTACTTTGCCGGAGCAGACACTATGCGGTACATGCACCCCGATCTGCCGTTAAGCACGATCCACAAGTCAGTCACTTTGATCGTCGCCAAGGTGATTGAAGATGCTATCTAAAGAGCGCTACAAAGTCGTTATGATGGTCCCGACAGAGGTTTACATCGACGTTGACAACATCAAACAAGCAAAAGATACGATGGACTGGTTGCAAAAGCAGTATCCGTCTGTTAGCTTAGGCTGCACTGAGATATCAGTCAGGTTTCTATCGCTTGAGTACATAGGAGACACTGAGGATGACGAACTACAACATTCGGTTTGATGCTGCCGACCAGTGTGACTTGGTTGCTGACAGGCTTGCAGACCAAGAGAATTGGCTTGACTATGTTGAGGAGATCATGGGCAGTTGGCTCATGGAGACAGAAGAGGGTTACAGTTGGGTCTGGGAAGAGATTTCTCTTGAGCGTAGGTTTGAAGAGCGGTTGATGCGTGTGACTTACGAAATGGGCTCCAAGCCCATCCGCGACGAGAACCACAAGTCTAAGAAAGCCACTGAGATGCTTGCGATCATCGAGGAAGCGACTGAGAGTGTTATCAAACAACACTGGGACTCATTGTATCGAATCCTAAAGGAGCGGGGATGGCTGGACGTGTAGCTTGTGTAAACTGCCGGCACTACGAGGGCTATTGGTGCGGGTACTATGACAGTCCTGCTTGCCCTTTTGCTAGATGCGATCAGTTTGAACGTAAGGAGAAGACCGATGACCAAAAGCGTGATGACAGAAAAAGAACTTAAACAGTGGATTGCTGATTGGCGGGAGCGAATCTCTGCTGCTTGGCGGCTGGGACTAGATGAAGAGTCGCAGTGGATGGAACAGCAGTACCTTTCTCAGTTGGGGCAAATCAAAGTCAACCACGATAAGGAAGATGATCGATGAGGTGCCGTTGCTGTAACAAGCCGTTGTCCCAGCGTGAGATGATGTTTGTTGACAAATACACAGGAATGCCGGATGACTTTTGTTACCTGTGCCAAGCGATCTCTCGCGATCCTGACAACGCAGAGCACTACCCACAAGCACTTTTCTCTGATCTTCCTGAAGACATCAACGACTTGAATGACCCTTCGGAAGAAGAAAGTCTATTGGATTGATGTTATGAGTAAATACGCACTCACAAGCCAACCTTGCCCTAAGTGCGGCAGCAGCGACAGCCTTGCGTTGTACCAAGATCACGGCGGCTATTGCTTCTCCAAGTGCGGATATGTCAGTCAGAACTATCTGGACGGCAACACAACACAGACGAATCAAAAACGTAGAGTTAAGAGCATGTACAACCCAGAGGAAATCAAGGATTACGGCCTAGCCGACTTGTCCTACCGTGGGATCAAGCGAGAGGCGGTGGAACGCTACGGCATCAGGCAGGCTGTTCGCCCAGAGGACGGTGAGCCCGACAACGGAGCCATCTTCTTCCCTGCTGGCGCTGGCGGTGGGTTCAAGCGTAAGAACTCAAACACCAAGAAAGACATGGAGATAGTAGGAGACTATGGCGGGTTATTTGGTCAGTCGTTATTTACGCGAGGTGGCAAATTCGCAGTTATCACAGAGGGAGAGGAAGATGCTCTATCAGTCTGGCAGGCGTACCACGATAGAGGAAAAGATTACACGGTACTCTCTCTCCCGAATGGCGCTAGTTGCGGTGGAGCTTCGAGCCGTGAAGTCTGGG